CTACCCAGGCACCGCCCCCACCGCCCGCTCCCGCTCGATCTCCCGCGCCCGCTGCCCCCAGGGCACCCAGCCGCCCACCCGGACGGCGGCATACATTGCCCACCGCCGCGCCCAGCCGACGCCCGCCGCCTTCATGCCGGCGAGGAACAGGGCGTCGGCCTCGGCGCGGGGCAGGATGGTTTGCACCTCGTAGCAGCGATCATGCACAACCGCCGCGCCGTTCTGGTCCCCCACCACGGGGACCAGCCAGCGGAACAGGCGCGGCACGCTCGCCAAGTCGGTCTTGGTGCCGGCGGGAACGGTGATCTCCCCGCCCTCCCAACGGCAGCGATAGTCGGCCACCACCTCCCACGTCTCGCCCTGGACGTGGACCAGCACCAAGCGGTCGGGATAGGTCACCCCCCGGTACGTCATCGCCCGCCCTCCGTCGCATGGTCCTCGCAGGCGAACACCTGCACGCCGCCAGTCAGGCGGTCGCGGAGGTAGGCCTTGCCCGTGTCGTGGACCCCCATGCAGTAGACCTGCACGCCCAGGGCAGCAGCAGCCCCAACCACCGGGACCGCCGCGCACCCGCCCAAAGAAAAGGCCGCCAGAACGGCGGCCACAGTCATCACCTTGCGCATGGTCGTCACCCCTCCCCGATCATCGACACCAGCCGGACAGCGCGCCGGCCGACCTGTCGATACCAGCGCGAGTCCTTGGCCTCGGCGGCGGCGGTCTGGTAGTCGCCCACCTCAAGCGCGGCAAGCATCTTGCGGAAATTGGACAGGCCCGGAACGCCCATGTTGTAGGCCATGTCATAGAGGGCCGACCGCCGCGCCTCGGTCAGCCGGTCCGCCCAGGGCCAGCGCCGGTGGACCTCGGCGACGGCCTTTTCCAGGCGGTGGCGCAGCAGCCATTCGGCTTCCTCGCGGTCCAGCCATTCGATGTTGGTGCCATAGCCGATGGTCAGCTTTCCGGCCGGGCATCGGTAGGGCGTGGCGCTGTAGCCTTCGGCCTCGCGGATGTGGGCCAGCAGGGGTTCTAGGGTCATCGCGTCTTACTCCTCCTTGGGGATTTTGCGCCGCAGCCACGGCATCAACAGAGCATCCAGCCCGCGCGGCCCCAGCCAGCCGAGAACGGCGGCCATGCCAAGCTCCTGCCAGCCACCGGGGACAAGGCCCGCGTAGTCGCTTGCGGCCTTGGCCAGGACGACCAGGACCCCGACCGTCAGGCCCTCCAGGGCCAGCAACCAGGACCAGAACCGGCGGTTGCCGCGCTGGACCTCGGCCGTGTGCCACGCCAGACGGCCGAACAGGACGGCCAGGATGACCCCGGCCAGACCAGCCAGCCCGGACAGGAGGCCGCGAGCGGCCTCGGGAAGATGTGAGAAGGGCACGCGCGGCCTCCGTGATGCGGGCATGAAAAACCCCGCACTCTGGCGGGGCGGGGTGGCTGCTCGATGGACTCTTGTCGCGGTGCCTACTCGGGCAGACCCGCCAGGATGACCGGCACCCGCTCGGCTGCGATCAACCCGGCCGTGGCGAGGAACGTCACCCCCTCGACGGTAGCAGGCAATTCCAAGTCGATGGCGGTGAGCGCCGGATCTTCGATCAGATCAAAGAAGTCATCCAGGGCCGCCTTCAGGTTCACCTGGGCGGCTTCTGTGCCGGTGTAAGCCCGTGCCGCCCGGATGGCCAGCCGCTCGGGCGCGGTGAACTGCAACTTGAACTCCGGCCGCGACAGCTTGGTCTGGTAGGTGATGACGGGCTCGACCGGGGCCGCAGGCTCGGGCACCGGCGGCTTCACCAGCGCCCCATCAACCCACCCGTCTCCGTTCGCCGCGTTGTCGGGGACGTCCGTTGTGTAGTAGGCCGCCACGGCGGGGTGATACAGAGCGGCCGGGTCGCCGGGGCACACGTCACGCACGCGGTCGTTTTCAATCCACGCCTTCTTCATCGTCGCTCTCCCTTATGCGTAGTAATAGATGATGATGGCGCCATCGCCGCCATCGCCGCCTTTGCCAGCGTTCGCGCCGCTAACCTCATAGGACGCGCCACCACCGCCGCCACCATTACCGCCATTGCCTGATTGGCGCATACCTGCGTAGGCTCCACCGCCCCCGCCCCCACCAAATCCGCCATTGCCACAAATGTAGGCAAAGTTGGCGGGGCCATAAGACCCACCCCCTCCACCGCCTAGGCCGCCGTTGCCAGGGTTGGTGCTGCTGGAGGCACCGCCACCACCGCCCCCCGCAGAGCCTGACTGTGCCTCGAAGGCGTGGTAACCCGATGGGCTAATTCCGCCGCTACCGCCGCCCCCCGACAGGTTCAGGATATGCTCAAAGGGCAAGGTCTGCGGCTGGACGGGAGTCAGTAGTGACGCAGTCGTGGCTGTGGTGATGGTCGACCCAGGCACATAACCCGCCCCTCCCACGGAAATCCGGCCGCTGGACCGTCCCGGCTGGCCTGGGCCATACGCACCTGCGCCGCTGCCCCCCGAGCAACTGGTGACACCGCCAAGACCATCCCCCCCAGCGCCGCCGGGCGCACCGCCACCCCCTCCGGTCCCCTGCCCGGTTGAACTATTGGCGGTGTTTTCGCCCCCGTGCCCACCGCGACCACGCCAGCCGCCACCGCCGCCGGAGCCGCCGGGGTAGGAGCCGCTGCCGCTGCTGGAACCATTGCCCCCGGCGCCGCCATCGCCATAAGGCGACCCACTGCCACCCCCGCCCCCCATCGAAGCGTGTGACGCCAGCGTCCCAAAGGTCGTACCACCCGCACCACCGTCGAATGTGATGCCGGACAGCACGCTGGCATCAACCGTGCCTGTGCCCCCAGCAGCCGGAGTAGCGTGCGTGCTGGCAACCGCGCCCCCAGCACCCCCAGTCGCTGACAGCAGCGTACCATAGCTGGACGTACCCCCAGATGAGCCAGCAACTCCGGCAGACAGCGACCCCGCGCCCCCCGCACCAACTGTGAGGGTTGGGGTGGTGTTGCCAGCACCAAGGTTGATGATGCCGGATGCGTAGCCACCACCAGCGCCCCCACCAGCGGAATACTTGCTGCCCGTGGTATCGGAGCGCCCACCGCCACCACCGCCCCCGAACACATGCACTTCAATCTCAGGGTCAGCACCAAGAGGGAGGGTAAACGTGTGCGACCCCGCCGTCGTGAACCACACGGAACGGAGTTTCTTATGCTGACCACTGCGCAGGAATGAGGAAACGTTAGACATTAGAAAAGCCTCCAGTCGGAGCCGTTGAACCAGATGGTGACGTCAATGCCGGGGGTGTCCAACACCATGTCCTCGGCCAGCCCCATGATGGTATGACCGTTGCGCGCCACCGTGTGGACCACGCTGGTGCTGATGCTTTCGCCGTCCATCAAACGGACGGCCGCGCCGGCGGTAGGCGCCAGCGGAAGTGTCAAGGTAACCGCAGCCGGGGCGGTGATGGTGTAGGCAAGGCCCGCGACAAGCTGCACCGCCTCGGTCACCAGCGTGCCGCCAACGACGGGCAGGGACGCCCACTCCACACCGCTGCCCGTCGAGCGGGCGAACAGCCCTGTGTTGCCCACGGCTGGGGTCGGCACGGGCACCCCCTCCAGGAGGACGACGTTGGTGCCGTCTGACCCGTAAAGGTGGCCCGCATTCGCCGGCGCCGGGTCTGGCACCGTGGACCCGGCAATACTGTCCGCTGCGGTCTCGGCCCGGATGGCTTCTTCCCGCGCCGACCGCGTGCCCGGCCCGCCCGGCTCCGTGCCTGTCGCCCAAGCCTCGGACAGGACCTGGGCGTCCGTCGCGGCCCTGGCAGACAGCCCGGCCGACAAGGCAGAGTCCGCCGCCTCCCCCGCCTTGGTGTTGGCCGTGCCCGCGTTCGTGTTCGCCTCGCCCGCCAAGCGCGACACGGCAGCCGCGACGGCCGCCGTGTCGTTCAGGGCGTCAGGGATCTCGGTCAGGTACCCGTCACCGCCGAACCCGTTGGGGTTGGTCGTCGCGTCGTACCGGCCGGCGTTGTAGTCCGCCAGACGGTCAACGGCGGCTTGTTCTTCGGTGGTCAGCGCCATGTTACATCACCTCTTTAAGGCTGATCGGCACGCCGTCCCGACCAGGGGAGACGAAGGAATGCAGGGACAAAGCGGTAAAGCGGGCCGGATAGGCGTTGCGCAACTGGTGGACCGGGTCTTCGGGGTTGGGCCACCAGAAAAACGGCACGTCGATGTCCAGTTGCCGGCGCATTTCCAGCCACACGCCAAGCGCAGAATCGCGCGGAAGGTGGCTGATGACCCCCTCGAACACGCGCGGCTTGGGACGGCGCCGGAACGTCATCGTGCCGCCGTCCGCCTCCTGGCTCTCGGTGCGCGACTGGTATCCGTACTCCGCCCCGAAACTGAACGACCGCAAAATCTGGTGCGCCTCGCCAACCTCGATGGCGCCGATCTGCACAAACCCCGCCGGATTGAGCGGGTCGGCGGGCCTGATGCGCACCGCGTCCACGTAGTAGGCCCCCGGCAGCCGGATCGGCAGATGCCAGGGGTAGCCCGCGATTTCCTCGGCCGTGTAGGTGCGGTCCCACCAGCGGCCCCCGTCCCAGTCAACCTGGTCCTCCGTAAATACCGCCGGCCAGGACTGCACGGTGACGGTGGACAGAACCGTTTCCGGCTCGGTCGTGGTGTCCAGCAACTCGACCGTCACGGTGCTGCCGATGCTGAGGTTGTGGCGGCACAGCGCGACAAAATCGACCCGCCGCCGGGGCGAGAACGTCGCCGTGATGACGTTGTCCTCCGGCGCGGGCGACGCGCCACGCCAGGGGTAGGACAGCGGCATGGTGCCCAGGTTGGCCGCCGGGTACAGGGCATGGGCGGTCGATGCGCTCCACACCGCCTTGGTCCTCCACGACGGGAAACCGACGATGGCGTTATGGGCCGGGATGGTCTGGATGGTCATGTCACCCCCACACGGTCATGTCGGCGGTCAACGCCAAGAGGTTGAGGTGCATCCCCGGAACGCGGACATTGCGCCCGGCCGACAGGCCCAGGCGCGGGTGCTCGACCCGCACCGTGACGCCCAGGTCCACAAGGCCGGTAAGCACGGGGGTCATGGTGACGCCCGTCAAAAACCGCCGCCGGTCGGCATAAAGATCCCGGCGCCGGTGCGCCTCGTCCTCGGCATCGGCGCGATGGGCGAACAGGGTGTCTATGACCATCGGGACGGACAGCGGGTGCGCGGCCCGAACGGCCGCATCCTCGCCGGTCGAGGCCTCAAGCCACTCGGTGGCGAGCCGGTCCTTTTCCTCGGCCGTGCCGGCGGCGTCGGCCAAGCTGTCCTTGCTCTGGACGGTGTAGTTGCGGGCACACCGCAGGGTGACCTCCCACGGCTGGAGACCGCCTTCCGCACGCCCGGTGAACAGCGGCTTGATGCTGAGGATGTCGCCCTCATTGAGCGCCCCAGGCCGGTCCAACGTCAGACTGGCAAAGGTCGCCACGGGCGTTCCAGGGGCCTCGATGCGCTGGACGCGCCATTCCCCGGTGCCGTCCTGCCAATACCCCGCGCCCACCGTGGCCGCAAAGTCATCGAGGGCCTGCCGGATCTTGTCGGTGCCGCGCCACCACCCGCCGCACTCGGCGGCGTTGGCAAGGTCCAGCGCCGTCAGGTCGGCCGCCCGAAAGACAATTCCCGCCCGCGCGCCGAGGACCTCAAATCCCTTGGCCGCCGTGCGGTCGGCTACCGTCGCCCCGGTCGTCACGTTGGCCGCGACCTGCCCGTCGATGGCCGACCCAAAGCGCACCGCCGGCCGCTCCGACACCGTCCCCGGATACCAGTCATACGTCCCCGGCGTCGGCGCCGTGGACAGCAGGGCCGCCAGCGACGCCTGCGCCACGCCGGGTGTGATGACATCCCCGCGCACCTTGACCACGTCAAAGGTGAGCGGCCCGGCATCGCACGCCACGCACACGCCGAGCGCAGCGTCGGTCACCTCCAGCGGGATGTTAAAGGCCGGACCGACAACCACGGCCACCGCCTGGTCCTTGAGGGTGTCGCCGCCCTCGACCCCGCCGGTGCCGGCATAGACCGCCTCGGACAGGGGCTGATCCAAGACCTCGGTAAAACTGTCGTGGATGCGCACGACCACCTCTTTAATGTCCACCTCGACCGCCGCAACCACGCCGTTGAACACCTCCGTAAAGGTGTCATAGGCCGCATCGCTGCCGCCGATCAGCACCCGCACCGGACGCCCGTCCGTCCACGCGTCGGCCAGCCAGTCGTATTTGCCGTCCAAATTGTTAAGGCGGATCTCCCCGAAGTCGTTGGTCCCCGCCCCGAAAGTCATGCCGTCGCGGAAAATCTCGCGCCGGATGAAGGACGGGACAGTTCCCGTGGCAAAGAGGTCCCAGTAGTGGCCGGGCGCCGTGGGGTGGTTGTAGGCCTGCGACCCCACGCGCTCGACCCGGTCAGTGGAGGTCACAGGATCATGGGCCGTGATTTCGGCCAGGATGATAGTCATGCTGTTGCGGCCCTCTGTTGTGCTGTGGCCTGCGCCTGGGCTTCGGCGGCATCGGCCACCCGGTCCAGACGGTCCAGGGTGCCCTCTCCGGCCCGCGCCGACAGGCCGATCAAGCGTTCGAATGCGCCGAGAATCCGATCAAGGCGGGCTTCCGTTCCGCGCATGTCAGTGCGGCTGGACCCACCGGACAGGATGTCCCGCGCCTCGTGTCGGTTGAAGACGTGGGTGGTCGGGCCTGTGTAGAGAAGTTCCTCGTTGTGGACGCGGACGACCTCGCCCGGCCGGGTGGTGCCACCGGACGAAAAACTGCGGCCTTCAAACTGGCCGTACTGATTGAAATGTTGCAGCGCCCCGGCCAGATTGCCGGCCCCGTAGTGCGCCGCGACATCCGGGTTGGCCGCCAGATATGCCGCTGCCCGCGTCTCGATTGACGCGCCCCCGGTGGCGTTCTGCCCCTGGAGGCCGTCGAACGTGCCGACTGGCGCGCTCGCTCCGCCACCACCAGCGACAGGGGTGGACACGGCAGCCTGATACGCTGCCAGGGCATCAGCCAGCGAGATCACGCTGGTGTTGATGAGGCCCAAGGCTTCCATCTGCCCGCGCATGACGCCGAGTTGTTCGTCGGCGATCCGCACATGACGCTCGGCCACCGTCTCGACGTCCCGAAGGTCGGACTGCACGCCGTCGAAACCCTCGCGGTATTCGCCGGACGCCGTCGAGTAGATGGACTTGAGCGCCTCCAGGTACTGCGGCCCGATCTGCGTGAGCCGCTGCCCGGCCTGAAGGTCCCCCAGGCGGGAGGCGGCCAACGTCTCGTCATACTGCCGCTTGGCCTCGGCCAACCGCTCCGGCGCCGACAGAGGCGACAGGTTGGTGTCCAGCAACAGAGACTGACGCAGGTCCCGCATCGACTGGGCCAAACCATAAGCCCCGTCCCGCAAATCCTGCCGCGCCCGAGACTCGGCCTCATAGGCCCGCGTCACGTCGGCCTCCAGGGTCGCCATGCGCTGCGCCTCAAGCTCCGCGCGCTGGAGTGCGTAGAGGCGGTTGAGCTGGCCGATGTCGCCACCGACTGCCACAGCCTCACGGTGCAACCCCTTAAACGAGTCTCCCAGGTTGCGCAGGGCAAGCGCGGTCGGGTCAGTCATAGATAGGATCTGGTCACCGATCTCCTTGTTGAACTCATCGCGCAGGCGGCCGGCCGCCTTGGCCCCGGCGGCATCAAGGGCCTCCATCACCGCAGCCACATCATTCAACGACAGGCCGAGCGCGCGCGCCCGCTCGGCGGCCTGTTCGGTGGCGGCTTTCTGAGCGTCCACCTGGGCGGTGATGCCCTCGAGAGCGGCCGCGTATTGGCCGATGGGCTCGGGTGCAATGGCCTCGTTCAAGGCTTCGATGGTTCCCAGCAGGTTGTCCCAGCCAGCCGCGAACGTGATGTTGGAGAGGGCCTCTTCCGCGCCCTTGCCCACGCTGGCACGCATGGCCGTGGCGATGTTGTCGGAAATCCCCTCCCACAGGTCAGGGTTGGTCAGGCCCTTGGTCAGGGCCGCCTCGGCCGCTTCCTCGGCGCTGCCCATCTTTTTGTCTTCAACCCACCACTCGTCGTACTTTTCGGTGTAACCCAGGCTGGCGATGTGCGTGTCAGACCGCAGAGTGCCCCGAAAGGACGTTCCCGCGTCGCGCAGGCCGTCCAGCATGGCGGCACCCATGGCCAACAGCTTGTCGCCGCTCTGGCCTTCTTCATCTCCGACTTCCACCCGGTGGGCGCCGGAACTGTTGATGGCGACGACATTGTCCCCCGCCGGGACGCTGCCCAGGAAAGAGGCGCCCATACTGCCCAGCATCCCGCCGATTGCGGCACCGATCAGGGTGCCGATGCCGGGGATGACGCTGCCGATTGCCGCACCGGCTGCCATGCCGCCGCCCGTGCCCACCATCTGTTTGACGTCGCCGGACGCGAAGGCGGCGCCAAGCTGCAAGGCCAAGCCAATGTAGGGGAGCGCTCCCCCAATACCGGCGCCACCTGCCCCACTGAGAGCGCCTGAGCCCGTACCGCTGGCAGCAGATCCAGCAAACAGCGACCCTGTGCTGGCGGTAGACGCGCCCCATGCGCTGCCGTAAGACGCGGCAGCGTTGCCCAGCACACCCGCGCCGGAACCGAGCGTGGCGCCTCCGACCGTAGCGGCACCGCCGCCAAAGAGGTTTCCCGATGCCGCGCCCGCAGACGCCCAGCCCGCCGTAGACGCTGCGCCGCCGCCAAACATACTGTCCCAAATTTTCTCGCCAGTACCGGGTGGGAGGCTTAAACTGTTTATGGAGTTGATTGACCCGTTGCCAGATGCAGACTGTGCAGCCCCGAAGAACTTTCCATCACCAGAGACGCCTTGCTGCTCCGTCATCACCCCGACCATCTTCACGGCGATGGGGCGCAAAGCGGCCTCAGCGGCAGCGCGCATGAAGAACGCCGACAGGTCTTTCATCATGCCGCCGAGCATATCTTTCCAGCCCTTGCGGGTCGGATCCATGATCCCGTCCACGAGGCGGTCGGCGCCGTACTGCACAATAGCATCGACCTTGCGCTCGCCTTCGCGCGCGGCAGTCTCGGCGGCACGCTCGCGCTCGCGCTGCGCCTCGGTGGC